CGCTCTGGAGCACGGGATAGTCTATATATCACTAAACTATCTTCAATCATCCTTAATTGATTGAGAGATTTGATTGCTTTATGAAGATAACCAAGAGTACATCCTTTATTTCTATCTACTAATCCACTTGTACAATATACAATGGAATCCTTGGTCATTTTTATCCCTTGACTCGCACCAGTTGCATCTCTTGCACCAGTTGGATATGTTGACTTTGGATTGTATATAAAATATTCTTCTATTTCAGGCCAATCATAATCCATTGGATTATCATTCTGGAACCTTTGAATACTATTTAATTTATCACCCTCTTTCTTTTTTGCCTGTTTAACATATCTCATCTTCATTGCGTCAATATAACGCAATTCCTTAATTCCTTCTTCTGGTTTCTTTACATCTATTACCTTATGATAATATATTCTACCGTCGATGTACCAGTTTCTATAAATTTCATGTGCTTTTTTATCAAAGTCTAATAAGTCTTTGATATGTTTAAACTCTTCTCTTACCTTTTTCTTAATACCATCACTCGCATTCAAATGATCCAAATCAATCTCTATGGGACTATCATTTGTATCTGAAACAATTGCTTCATTCACAATATCTTCAATAGCACTATCCGCTTCTGGATGAAGTGCCATCTCACGATATCTTTTGATAAGTTCAAATTCAGTTCTAAAGACTCCTTCTATATCAACATAGGAACCAAAAAAACCACTACTCATAAAGTGATCATTCCCGTCCTCGTGATTAGGAGGAACGGGAGAGACCGCATTTGGAGATAGTGGTTCATTGTCCTCTATCGAGAACCCAAATAATTTTGCCATAATTTATTTAAAAGTTTATCCTTATACTTTATTTAGTTACCCATTTGGAGACCCTGCTCCAGCCAAGGAGAAGGAATTGACTTGGAATTCAACTGTGAATTCTTCAATCGCATCTGATGAATCGTAAGATAGATCAATCGGTGATACAGCAGTTGGGAAAATGTCAATGAATTCATATTCTTTAAGAACTGAATTACGATCTCCATTGTCAACAGCAGTATTTCCTGCGGTACCAGGGTTTGAACCTCTACCTAATTGGAATACCTTCGCATTAACCATATATGCATTTGGGTTAACATTACCTATATTATCGCTCAGTTTCGCCATTTTTTCAACCCACTGCTCCATAGCGTTTCTAATTTCAAAGTTTTCGTCGTTAATAACGGTGACAGTCCAAGGTTCAACTGTTCTGTCTCCAGCGACTTTGAAAATACGACCTCTGAACGGTATGTCAATCTGTGCAATATTGGAAGCAGGTAATTGTGCTGCCTTGCAAAGATATGTCCAAGTTCGTTGGGCATTTTCGGGCCAACTAATTCCGTCAGGTAAAGTTGCCATTTCAACTTCGAATAAATTAGGTCTTGCACCACCGCCCACAAGTTGGGACTTGAAATTGGCGATGGTTTTTACTTCTCTTGATGTTGCCATTTTTTTGGAATCCTCCTGTTAATATTTAGAGTTAATTAAACCCTACCTACGACCTCTTCGAAACTAACACCAGTACGTGTAGCAACGAATGTTAAGGTAATGTAGTTGATGCTCTTCGCAGGCTTCAGGAAGATGTCTGCTCGGAATTCGTTGTTATCAATGATATCAGGTGTATTATTTGTGGTGTCACAAACAACAAGGAATCCGTAAAGTCCTCGTTTTGCCTGAATATCACGAAGATATGGTTCAACGATGTTTCTAAAGTTTGCTCTTGTTAACTCATCGTTAAGTTCGAAGAGTTGAGCCTGTGCTGCTTTTTCTAATGCTTGCTCAACGGTCAAGAATAAACGACGAACGTTAATTCTATCAAACGCTGATGCATATGCGAGTGCAGTCTTATCACCAAATAGAATTGTTCCTACACCAGGTGTGGTGATAAAGGAGTTAATTCTTTGAGGATAAAGTTTGTCTCTCTGTGCCTTGGTTGGATTATACGCAAGTTTAATTCCATTGTTAAGGACACCTCTTTGCTGACCTGCTGGTGAGAACCAAGGATAAGCAGTGAGACTTGTGCGACACATCATTCCAGCAACGTCTGCGTTACATGGAACGTATCTAAACTCATTATTAAATCTATCGTAAGTATACTTGTAACCAGCATCGAACACACCGTAAGATGAAGAACTTAATGGTGAGAAGAAGTTAATTACGTTATTTGTCTGCGTAGTTGTGTTTGTTACGTTAACCACGTTTGCCCTATGAGGACTGACGACTGCCATACAATCTTTTCTGTCACCAGCAATTGCAAGTAATTTATTTGCTTTTGCTTGAGACTTATCTTCAGTATCGCAACCAGGTCCCATGATTAGGTAGTCAACTTCGATTTCATCCTTATTAGCGAATAAATCGTAAGATGTCATCAAGTTTGAAAGTTCTGCTTTCATTCCACCTGTGGCACTATAGTCAACACCACCACCTAGTCCATAGGTTACGTTTCCTATAGCAGAGAATGTAATGTCTTGTGCGTCTTGACTCCAAAGTCCATCGCCTGTTGAAACTGGTACACAAGTTGTTCCTGCGAATCCAGTTGCTCTTGGAGCAGTACCCCAATGAGTATCAGCTTCTACTGATGGATTCTTACCAGCGTAAACATATTGTGAATTGTCTGCAAGATAATTCTTGTAGTAGTTCTTTTCAGGTGCATTTACATTTGATACACCGTCTTTTGCTTTAGATAAGTTTGTGAAAGCTTCAAGAGTATTACCCTTGATTCCTGTTACACCACCCTCATCATCAACAATTACGACGTGCATTCCATCGCCCTTACCACCTCTATCTGTTGTATAAACATTAGATACTGGTCTAGGAGCAATTGATTTCCAGAAAATTGTTGCGTTAGTTAGACCTAACTTCTGCTCATCATACCAATCTGTCTTACTTGCAATACTTGGTGATGTTCTTACAGCACCGTCTGTGCCTGTAATATGAACAGTTCCTGTCTTGAACTCTGCATAGGAAGAACCTTCCTTGTAGTCCATGTAAGTTGTTGTTCCACCGATTGTAACCAGTGTACTAAACGTAACAGCAGCACCAGAAGCAACACTTGAACTGTTAACTACAGCACCAATAGTAACAAAGGTGTCTCCGATAGCAATAACATCGTGACTTGCATCAGCACCCGCTACACTACTAATTCCTGGTAGGATTGCTTTTAGTGTAGTATTTGCTCCAGTTGAAAGTCCAGCAAGACTGAATGAATATATTCTATTAGTAGCAGCAAGACCAGCGTTAACTGTTGTCGATGCTAATGATACAGAATATTCTGTGCTTGATGATGATACTCTTGAAGTAAGTTTTACATCAATTGAACTATTACCACCAATAGTGTCAGTAGTAACACCAGTAACGATACCTTTAATGTATCCTACGAATCCTGATGTTGTACCTGCACCTGGAATTGAAACTTTACTTGCTTGAGTTCCTAAAGAAGCAGTTATCGCAAAACCAATCGTTACACCGAGACCAGCAAGGTTTACTGTAGTAATTCCTAGTGTTTGGTCTGCAATGTTATCGATTGAACAAACTTTTATACCATTACCGTAAGTACCTGGGTTTTTAGCAGCATAGTACCAGTTTTGAGTATTCTCAAAATTATTTTTGTAATCGTCGTAATTCTTAACTTTACCGTAATCGGAACTTGTAGAACCAATACCAACACCTGCATTAGCATTGTTTAATTGAGTGTCGTCAGTTCTAACTACTTTTAATACACCACCGTATGATAAGTATGATGATGCACTCATCCAATACTCATATTGACGGTCTGTAGAAAGTGGTTTACCAAACGCACTTATGAAATCTTCTTCTGTGCTGATGTCAATCGCTTCATCAACAGGTCCAATTTCAAAAGGACCAGCAATTGCACCGATGTTATCCAGTACATTGTCTGCTCTTCCTACCGTTAAATCAACCTCCCTTACCAGTACTCCAGGAGATAATTGAGGAGTCGCCATGTTTTTCTCCGATGTCTCATTTAATCTAAAAATATTTATTCAAAAGCTTATTTTCATTGGGGAAACATGGAGTGAACCCTACCAGTCAGGATATTCCCAATCTTTAATTTTTGGTTTCTTATGCTCTATAATTCTTTTAACAGTACATTCTTTACACTCATATGACCATGATGAAGGAACTGGTCCTCTCTTTTTTCTAGTTCTATAATAACCATCTATCAAATTTTTTGTTTGACCACAAACTCTACACTTTCTATCTTGCAGCAAAAGATGACCTAATTTAATTTGATCATCAAATCCAATCATAGCACTTGAACAACTCCTACCACATCTGGTATCTCCATCATTAGTTTCTTTTCTATACCTTGCTTCAAAGTCATGGTACTCATAGCACATGTCTCACATGCACCACCTAATTTTACTTTAACGTATCCTGTTTCATGTTCTATATCGTAAAGTTGAAGGTATCCACCATCTGCTTCGATATAAGGAATAAGTTCCTCTAACACTTTGAGTACGTTTTCTTCTGTTAATTCCATTACATATACTCCCACATGTAAGAACGATCTCCATATTCATCAGTATGCCATCTATCTCCTTGATCATCTACAAAACTAGTATCATCCAATCCATCTGACATGAATCCAAATGGAGCCATGTCTTGTTCTATCTGATTTTTCTGCTCATCATACAATCTTTTCCTTACATCTTGATCAGTAAGTTCCTTAAAGTAATCTTGAGCAACTAACCATGCATATATGACGAGACACATAGCAAGGTCATCATTACAACCTTCTTCTGCCTCAAATGAGTTACCCTTCTGGATAAAGGTTGTCAACTCACTCATTATATCATAATCACATGAAAGTAGTTTATCAGATTCTATTAAAGTTTTCAAGTTAAGAGAACCTACCTTCTTAACTGTCTTTGACATCTTAAGACCAAGTTGAGTTTTCTTACCAGAGAATCCTTGACCAACAACTTGTCCTGCTCTTCCTCTCATAGAACACATAAGAAGATTCTTATATTCTAAATCATAATTTAATATAGCAGCAACCTGATCTCCTACATCATTTACTTCACATAATACGAATGCATCATTATAACTTGTTCCAACATCATTTATGACAGTAGGAAAAAGCATTGGTTTAATATCATTATTCCTATACTTTGCAACTACAGAATGAGGGAACTCTGTAATATCAACAACTACAAATGCAGAGTAATCCTTTCCAACTCCTCGTGCAACGTCAACTGCTATAACATAATCATGATCTTTTTGTGGTGGGACATACA